TACTTCCGGTAGTTCCAGAAGCAGCCATACTTTGGTCTGCTGTGCTAAGTCCTGATCCATCTGATCTACCTAAATCCATTATGCTAATCCTCTGTTTTTAAGTGTTATCATTTTTTCCTCTTCTGATAATAACGCCTGTTCCATCATAGTCAACCCTGTTTGAGTTACAGGTGGTGGACTTTGTACTATCGCTGCGTTTGGCATAGGCTGTTCTGGTAATGGTGGAACCATACTAGTGTTAGATTCTTCCAACAAATAATCCTCTTCATTTATTATAAAGGGTTGATTTAATTTTTGTTTGTATAATTTATCTTCTATTTTACCTAGTTGTTTTAATACTCTATTATTTAATGGATTTGGTATATTTTTTTCCTCTGATTCTTTAGCGTACGCTGCAATAACATTATCACTTATAGAGAAAGGTTTAAATTTATTGTCTTCTATAAAAGAATACAAGTTTATTGCACCTCGATCATCAAACTCCTCTGCTATTTTTTTATCTCTTAAACCTAAAACTTTTACAGCGTCATACAATCTACGCATTTTATTGTATGTTTCTAATCTTTGTTTGTTAGCCTCTATATATTGCCTAATGATTTGATTTTCGTCTTTTATAGGATCTCCTGTTCTTGTGCCTCTGTATATTAAATTACGTTCATTTCGTTCATCTCTTTTAAATTCTTGTATTCTAAAATTAAGAGTTTTTTCAAGATCAAGTGGCACTTTTCTAAATCCAAATAGTCCCATAAGTTCATCTGGTATTTCATATTTTGTGCCTTTTACAGTTTGATCTGTTAATGCTTTGTATAATCTTACTAACTGTTCTCTAGACCCTGGTGATAGTTCTTTAGCTGCATATTGCACAGCCGCTGCAAATTTATCGCCTGGTGACATTCTTTCGTTCCAAATTTGTCTGCCTTCTTTTGTTCTACCATTTCTAGCAAAAATATCTAATACAACACCTGTCCAGATAGATTCTTGAATAAAAGGTTCAAAAACTTTTGCTGTAGATTTTACCATACCATCTAAAAGTTGTGGAACTAACGGTGCATTAGGATCTCTTTGCACAGTTGCTAGTGTGGTTTGCACAGGTTGAATCATTGTGTCATAGAAAAAACCGTGACTAAAATCTATATATTTGTATTTACCATTTTCATATACAGGTAAAATAGTGTTATCTTCTGACCATGTTGGTAATACTTCTCTCATAGCATTAATTTGTTCTCTAGTTATTCCATATAAATATCTAAATCCTTCTGTGGCTATTACAGGTATAGCGGTGTAAGTAGCTGCTTGACCTACTAAACTGTTGTAACCAATTTGCTTTCTTACAGGATCTTTAATTTCTTTCAATGCTCTTGCAGTTGTGTTTACACCTGTTCTATATATCTCTGCAGGGAAAGCTGCGAAACTACCAAGTGGTGAACGTCTAACACTTTTTACAAAATCGGATACGTATGCGTAGTTAGGAACAGTTTCTCTTACAATCTGTGCTGCCTCTTTCATTAATTCAAGATCTGTTGGTTTAGTTGCTTGTGTTACTACTTTACCATTTATATCTTTAATACCTTTTTTAATTGCAACAGTAAAAGCATTGTCTAATTTATAAAATTCAGCTAAAAAATTATACACTCTAAAAAAGTCATCTTCTGCTGTGTACAAGTCTTGTGCTACATCATACAATCTTTTAAATTTACGTGTGCCTGTATTTAATATTTTATTAAAAAATTGATCAGCTGACATGTTAGCTGTTCTAACTTGTGTTATATCAGAGAAGATACCTTCTAATTCTCTAGCTACAATATTTTGGTTAGTAACACCTTCTTCTAATAAAAATCTATAGAGAGACTGATTTTCAGTCATATTTCTAAATCTTGGATTACCCGTCATTCTATATAACAATTGTGGTTGCACGGTTTTTCTAGATTTGTTTAAAAATTCTGCAATCTTTGATGGTGGTATTAAGATGTTTCCTCTGTGTATTGTTGTAAACATAGAAGAGAAAAAATTTCTAGCGTGTGTAAAAGGACCCAAAATGGTTTTAGCTGCTTGTGATAAACCTTTTGGTATTAAGTTAAGAAATCTGTAAGCTAAACTTCTTGTAAGTGCACTACCTACCACTGCGTCTCCCACTCTAATAGCTTCGCCATATGGAACTGTTGTAAAGTATCCATCTAACGGACTTTTATAAATTGTTTCTGGTAAAGCTGATTTTAAACTTAAAGGAACTTTAGAGATTTCTTGATTTGGTAAATTTACTACAGCGTCGTTATAGTTTCTAAAAAATATGGGTCTACCTTCTGCAGCTCTAATAATATCAGGGTTGCCTTGTTTAATAGCTGCTGCAATTCTTTTGCTTTCATTTAACAACGTTTGATAAAAATTATCTCTTGCAACTGTTTCTGCGAGTTCAGCTGCTACATTGTATATGCCTTTTTGTACATCTCTATACTCACCAAATAATTTTTTAAATGCATTAAGATCAGATTCTGTTTGTATTAATCCACCTTTACCGTCTGCTTTAAATTTACCTGTGGTAATATATTTACCCATATTAACTCTTTGCACTGCTTTATCTGCTAAAGCACTTTGTTCTCCAATATCAAACACTAATTCTTTTGTTGTTTTATCTTTAAATGCGTTTTTAGTTATGTCGTTTACTAATTTATTAGCTGTATCATCATCTAATTTTTTTCCATTATCTCTTGCATATCTTTTTAAAATATTAGCAACCACTTTTATATCCTCGGCAGCAGGTTTAAATCCATTAAATAAACCTCTGTTGTCATCAATAATTTTGTAATCTACTGATAAAACATTTTTAACTCTTTCATTTAATATTTTATTTAATTTTTCTTTTCCTACTGTTACATTTTTACTAGCTGCAATTAAGTTTTTTAATTTAGCTGCAGTTTCTCTAAAAGCTGTAGCATCTGATATTATTTTGTTTGTAGATTTTTTAGACACTCCTAATTTATTTAAAGCTTCTGTAAATTTTTTTGTGCCTTGTTTTGCAAACCCAGGAAAAATTATATTGTTTTTAGTAATAACGTCATCGGTGCTTTTAAACATAAACTCAGATATAACTTTAGAAAATGTATCTGGATCTTTTACTGCTTGCGCCGCGCCACTTGTTTCTTTTGAAATCTCTCTTAATCTATCATCAAAATTTCTAGAGGCATCTTGTGCTAATACTTTTATTGAAGATTTTTTACCTTCTAATTTTTGTATACCATCAAATAATTCTTGAGTTTTATTGCTTCTAGATCTAAATGGTTTACCAACAAATCTGTCTATCCATCTCTCTAACATACTATCACTATATGTAAGTTCTTTACCTTTTTGCACAAGAAGTTTACCAACTTTACCTGTGCCTACAACAAAAGGTATGATGGGAAAACCTAACTCTGCACCAAATTTTAATCTATTTAATAATTGTCTTTGTGCATCATCAGCGCCTAACTCTTTTTGTTCTCTATCTAATCCTGTAGGTAAAAAATCTAAATAATCCCAATCACCAAACGTACCTATATCTTCTACGTCTGATACGATAAAACCACCTCCAACTCCTCCACCCACAGCAATGGCTATAAATTTATCTTTGCCTGTTATTCTATTTAAATCCTTTGCTTTTTTAACAGCTCTTGCTGCATTTATATTGTTTGTAGTTTTAACATATCTACCCTGTTTAATAGCGCTTACTAATTGTCTAACTTTTTGAGATGTTTTTTCTATAACAGGTATAGCTGTTTTTTGTGCTATTTTACCTGCACCATATAATTGACCAATCGCTTCTGTAATTTTACCAGCTGCTGTCTCTGCTGCGACTTCTGACGATGCTGTTTCTATTTTACCTAATGTTGTTTGCTCAAAAGCTTCATTAAACTTAGCTGTTAATGTTTCGTCTACGGGTATATCTTGATCTCTGAATATATCAGTAAGTAAAGTTCCAAACGTTACAAGTCCTTTTGGTATTTTTATACCAGCACTGATACCAGCTCCAACTAAGGACTCTACAAGAGATACATCTTCTTCTACCTCTTTACCTTGCACTTTGTCTACAATTTTACTGATGCCTCTAATTTGTTCTTCTATTAAAGTTCCAGTAACACTGTCTTTTGAAATAAGGCCTTTTTCTTTTAATACATCTAAACCTTTAGGCTCTTCTGTTTGTTCTGTTTCTTCTTCTACTGTTTCTAAATTAAACTCAGCGTCTTTTGGAATATCTTCTACTTTATCTTCTTCTAGTGATTCATCTTCTTCAATGAGGATAAATTCTCTTTCATCAATCATATGAAATTACCTCTTTGTTTTAAACTTAGGCGTCAGTGTTACACCGTCATAAAGATACCATGTTTTATCCTTATAATTATAGTAGAGATTATTAGTGTTTAATCTATCTGCGTCTTCTGGAACTAATGTTCCTTTTTTCTCACCCGGTTTATAATTAGTCTCCGGTGGTAGGTAATATAAATTATTATCTATAGTAAATTTACCTTCTTGAAATGTTTTGTTTTTTACTAAAGCGTCTTTTGCTCCAGCTATATCTCTAGCTGCTGATGGTATAAAATAAGATTGTTTAGTTATTCTATTTCTCTCTCTTTTCATTATGCCTTCAGCTTCATTATTTAAAGTTTCTCTTAAAATAGTTGCTGATGATTTACCTTGTCTAAATCTATCTTGGTTAAATAATTCTAAGGCATATTTTTGCACGTTACCACCATATTGTTCTTTTAATTTAGGATCAAATTTAAATGCATCTCGTGCTTGTAAAATATATTTTTGTAAACCACCCGTGCCCATTTTTCCTATTAAAGATGCAGCTATTTTTCTTCTACTTGCATCTTTTAATTGTTGAGCTTTAATAGCTTTATCTAATGGCCCTTTGGCTGCACCTACAATCTCTTGTAGTTTTGTGCCACCAGCTGCAGTGCCACCTATAAGATTAGCACCTGTTTGTAATAAAAATTGTGTTAACGGATTTGCTAACGGACTAGACCCTGTTCCAGCAACAGCATCAATTAAATTAACTCTGCTTTGAATATTTTTTAATTGGTCTGCCATTTCATTTGACATACCTTTATCTTGAAACATTTCTCTAGGCTTAATACCAGTCATAACACCTTCCATAACTTCTCCGCCTTTTCTAAACATTGGTCTTTTTAATACTCTGCTCATTATGATATCAATTGTAGTTTCTGTGTTGGTGGACTAATTAATCTGTAAATACCAGCTAGTGTCGATGCTGTTCCAAGTCCTGTAGCCAATGGTGAAGGTGTCGGTGCAGGTGGTTGAATTACATCTCTTCCTGGATATCCAGCAATTAAACTTGTAACACCAGAGCCAAATTGTTGTGCTGCTTCTAGTGGTTGTAAAGCTTGTCTTGATAATAATTGTTGTTGCGCTGTTAATTGTTGTTGTTGTCTTGCCGCTTGTTGCGCACCTAAACCTGTTAGTGCAGAGATCTGTTGACCTAACAATGCAGGTGTTTGTTGCGCTAAATTAATATTTCTTAAGAAATCTTGTTGAGCTAATTGCTGTGCTTGACCAAAACCAGTTTGTAATAATTGAGCTTGTAATGCTGCTCTGTTTCTATCTGATTGCGCTTGAAACTCTGCTCTTTGTACACCTTCTCTTCCACCACCAAAAGCTCCAGCTTGAATTGCTTGAGCAGATAATGCCGGTAAACCTTTTGCAGCTTGTCTATCAAACTCTGCTAATGTTGTGTCAATAACATCTTGTTGGAATGGAGACATGTAAGCTTGAAAAGCTGTAGGGCCTCTTAATTGTTGTGCTTGTGTTAAGAAAGGTTGAAAACCACCTAGACCAGAGGCAAGTCCTTCTGCTTGTGTTGTTAACGCACCAGGTCCAGCGATAAACTGTGGACCTTGTATTGTAGAAAGATCTGTAGTCTTAAATTGACCAATCGCTTTTGTAAGATCGTCTAAATATGTTTTTGCACCCGCTTCGATAAATTCTGCTGGGGCTGTTCTTACTACTTCCGCCATTATGCTCTTCCTCCTGCTTCTAATCTTTTCATAGTATCATACATCCTTTGTGCTCCTAATTCGACGTTTCCGTCTCCTGCACCTCTTACAGCATCTGCTGTAAATACAAATTCATTGTTTGATAACATTGCCGGAATGTCATCTGCTTTTTCTTTTATACCAACAGGTTGTATAAATCCACCGGTTTTTCTAAGGTCTAACTCTTTCACACCAGCTTGATTTTTTCTGATAGGTAGCCCCTCGATGCCCGCCGCTTGCATGGCGTTATCACTAGCGGTATCCATCTTACCACCTAAAGCTGCTAGACCTCTTCCTTCTTTTGTTTTTCTCATACTCATTCTCTCAAATTCTTCCATTGCTTTTTCTGCTGCTTCTTTAGGAGATAAACCCATATCTAAATACTTTTCAAAAAGAGCTTCTAATATTTTATCGTTCTCTATATTAGATGCCATTTTTATTGGAATGTCTTCTTCAATACCAAAGTCTCCTGGTTTTGGTCCAAAAGGATTTACAGGTTGTGTTGGGTCTGGCGGTAATACTGGACCTTCAGCAAAACCTATTCTACCACCATCAGCCGAGTTTTGTCTTACAAACTCTTCTATCTCTTCAGATCCTGCATTTGGATTTAAATTCGTATAATATAGTCTTAAATATTTTGCTGGATCTCTAGTTAATTCTTCTTCAGCTTGTTCTTCTGTCATACCATATTTAGATGTTAGAAAAGCCGACACTCCTGCTAGTGCAGCTCCTTTTCCTAAAGCACCAGTAATACCACCACCAGCAATTTTTTTACCTGCCTCTGTCATGAACGCGGATATTGGATTACTATAGTCCATAGCTATGTTTGTAGCTGATCCTTGAGATAATAATGGACCAACAAAAGGTAGATTACCAAATTGAAATCCTGATTTAACTCCTGGTTTTAACAAATTTCCAAATGAACCACCACCTAACTTAAATGTTGCTGCAGCTAATAAAGCAGCTTTACCTGCATCAGAAGACACAATACTTTTTACACCTTTGGCAACTTTCTTAACACCTCTAGATATTTTTTTAAGTATACCAAAACCTGTTCGGCTACCCATATCAATACCTCTGTAGTCACCGCCACCAATACCTTCTTTTGAAAGGCTCATGATACCGCCACCTTCACGTAATTGTCTCTCCATCTGTCCTCTTGATATTGCCATAATTTAATTAAATCCTTATTGGCAGGTTTTAAATCCTGTAAACTCCAATCTACTTGGTTTTTCCAAATAAATCAAGACTAGGCATAACGACTGTTACATCCCTTTGAATGTCTTCTTCTGGCACGCCTTTTGCCTTCCAATCGTCTTCGTCTTTATAGACTTCACCTGTCTTTTTATTGCTTATTTTCTCTATTATATCTTTTGGTTTTATTAACATTACGTTGTTACCTCTCTCGGCTGTATTTGTAATATAGAAGCTATAACGTGCAGCTCGTTCGCGTCACTAGCTTGTACCTTTAATATCTCACTTTCCTCTACTACAAGAGGGTGAGTTAAAAGTTCGGTTGTTGTATTAGATGCTACAGCTTTAGTCTTGAATAAACTAAACACGTTACCAGAAGAATCTGTTAAAGTAACATCTATGTTACAGCTAGATCCTGAATCATTAGATACCAATAACGACTTAATTAAAGAAACGTTAGCAGTTGGAGTTGTGTACAACGTAGTATTATCTGTTGATGTTAGATCTACCTTTGCATTTACGAAACTGTTTGCCATTAATCTAAAAAGAAGCTTTGTGCCTCTACCTCTTGTTTTAATTCTTCTTGAAACGTTGTATTTAATTTTTGTATGACAGCATCAAGATCTCTAACCTGTGCGTCAGCAACATCTTGTCTATACTCTTTACTAGGTCTTGTTAATATCTGTACTATCTTTGCCATTATCTTCTTCCATCTGGTTGTATGTCTAATCTAAATCCACCAAGTTTCCAGTTTTGAGATGCAGCCGTATTTGCTATCTTCAAGGACACAGCTCTAGCTCTAGCTCTTGTGTCTACTTTAGTTGTTGATGACGTTACAGTAAACGGACCAAGTGCTGAACTTGATTGTGAATCATTAGAGTAGTTTCTTAATTGTAATGTAATTTGTGTGTTACCAGTTTGAGATACAAAGTCTGGTATAAATCTTCTTATCTTTGCAAAAAACTCACCGTCACCACCTTGACTAATATCAAAGTCTCCAGACTCTATGTTAGAAGTTATTGCTGTTGTAGCCGTGGTTGTTACTTGATCTGTGCCAGTCTCATGCTCGTAATAGATTGTGCAACCATCAGTGTTGCCAACAACATCATAAGAGTTGTTAGAGTCAGCGTCGTAGTCTGTAGCATGTGGTTTACCAAATACAGCAGAGTCTTGCCATGTTGTTCTGTCTAATGTGCTTGTAGTCCAAACAGGTCTTTGAGGGGTAGATTCAATGTAATTATAAGTTACACATTTATCAATGACTGTTGCACCAGAAGAACAGTAGAACCAATTAATCTCACCAAACAAGTTATTAATTCCAGCGTTGATAAGTTGGTTGGCTGTTGTATTTAAATCGTTATAAACAAAATCTTCTACTAAACATGGTAGTGATTGTAAGGCACCGGCATATTTAAAGAAACCATTCTCTGAAAACCAATATGCAGCGCCATCTACTTCTACCGCAGCGTTTTGACCTATTAATCCACAGTTAGTACCTACCTGTGCGAAACCAAATGTAAATGGTGGACCAATAAAACGCATAGTGAATAAGGCAGTGTCAGTCCAGATGTAAATCGCATCTCGACCTCTAACCGATCCCATAATTCTGGATCCATCTGCAAGTCTCTGTGTACCAGCAGTATTGGTAGCTGTTGGTGTGTAAGTATTAATATCTTCTTGATTAGAAAATCTTATAAACATTTCATCTTGTGTGCTTTGATCACCTATCGTTGTTTCTGTTCCAAAGAAAACTAAGTGTCGATCTGGTGTAGATACAATCATGTCTCTTGATGCGGTTGGCGCACCAGAAATAATTGTAGCTCTTGTTGCTGTTGCGTTTGATGCATTTGAGTTCCACTCAAAAACTTGTCCGTTATGTATTAAAGCGATAATTTTATCACCAAAGTTATCGATAGACCAAAGACCTGGATCAATTACCAAGTCACCTGATGCAGCTTCACCCCACGCCACAAAGTCAGAACTGTTTGTAACTGTTGCACCGTCAGAGTGTGATGCAGCTGTTGTGCCTCTCGCTCCTCGCGTCACGCCTGTTAGTGTGCTGCCTGAGATTCCAGTATAAGATATTTCTTCTGATCCTATCTGTATGTGATTTGTACCCGTCGATGGAAAGTTAATGACGCTTGTTAAAACTATCGTTGTTGTGGAATCATTGATTGCTCCATTTAAAGTTGTAGTAAGTGCGTTGGCTACTGTACCACCGAACGTAGCTAGACCCCAACCAAACCCTGGTAGCTGTTCTGCTGGTCCTACAGGATAGTAGGTTTGAACTCTAATACCACCGGATGTTGTAGCACCTGATCCTGTCTCGTTAGACGGCATGGTAATTGTTATTGTTAAGTTTGTTGGCGCAGAAGTCACCATAAATTTATTGTCATCAAAATCTGATGCTGAGTAATTAGAATTTGTAATTGCTGTAAAGTTATCTAATAAGATTATGTCACCAGCGCTAAGACCATGTCCTGAAGAAAACGTTATAGTTACGATTGCAGATCCGTTAGTTGTGCTGAATGCATTAGTAAGTGTTGTCGTAGATTTAATTGGATGTATGTCATAGAACACACCACCTGAATAAGCATACAATATTCTGTTTGTGCCTATGATTGAAAACTTTTGACCACTTCTATTTACAATATGATGCATAGCTCTAGCTGCACCTGTTATTTTATTATTACCTAGTTGCTGCCAGCCACCTATTTTTTCAGGTGTGCCGTATCTAAATCTAACATTATCACCATCAACCCATTGGCCTTCCGCCTGAGTGTCTGTAAGTTGTTTATTAAAGCCTGGTAAGAACTGTACTTTTTGTAATGCCATAATGAACCATTATACTAATTTTTGGCTAAAAATATAGTCCATTCTAGCTTGGGAATCAAATCATTTAGGCTAATACGTTTTATCTTATTTTTCTTTATAAATGGAGTCAATTCTTCTAGGTCTAAAATTATCCATTGGTCTTTCATTTCTAAAACCATCTTATCTGCTTTTGTATCTATTCGTCCGCTTTGAGCAGGTGTGCCATCAGATAATTCAAACATATCTCTAACATCAAATTTGTAAAAAGCATTTTGACTTTTTAAAATACCTGCAATATTCCAAGAACATTTTTCTTTTGGATATTCTACAGCTGTAAGATATTCAGAAAATTTTTTAACGATCATTTAAATGTATATACCACAACTCTCCTAACACTGTTAATAGGAAAGTAATGATAGTGAAGAACACTGTCAAAAGAAATGGCCTTAAATTCTTCAGGTCTTACTATTTTAAAAGGCCTGCTTTTTTTATCTAGAATAACAGTCTCTCCCGAAGAGTTATTTAAATACAATAATAATTGCTTATGTTTATAGTCATGATCTACATGCGCAGGCACTCTATCTATTTTTCCATTATTAAAAGTTATGTTAATTGCACATCTAAATATCTCCTTTATTTTAAACTTTTGTTCTTTAGCAAAATTATAGAGTATGTCTTCAAACCACTTTTGATTAGGATTTTGATTATAGTAACCCTTATCTTTATTAATTATATGATGTATAAAATGATGACCTCCATCACCAACCTCCGCTGCATTTGGCGCCCAATACCAGGGTGTATTAGATTCTTTAGAACAAAACCAATTTAAAAAGTTTTTTTGTTCATCTGATAAAAATGTTTTGCTTTCTTTATAAAACATTATTTTTTATTAAATATTAATGTTAAAGTAAATCTGTAACTTGGCCCTGTTATGTTCTGTGCTCTAATCGTATGTGGTATTGATCCATCAAAAACAACAAGCTTGTTTGGTTCATACAATGATGTTTGTATTACTTCCGTTTTTGTTTGATTAAAAAATAAAGTCTCTCCCGCCCAGTCTTTTTGCCAAGTTGGATTTATATAATATACACAAGCAAATTGATCGGAATGTGTGTGAATAAAATTAGGGTCACAGGGTTTAGTTAGATTTACTACAACGAAAGCTAAATTATCTATTTTACAAAATTTTTTAAAACAAGTCTTATTAATATATTTTTTAAAAGATTTCAAAATACCAAGCTCCTCTACAGCATTTTTATTCCAATGACTTCCTAGACAAGGTTGTGTTCTTTTTTCAGGCTCTGCAGTATCGGCCCAACCGATTGTATAATTAGAATTTAAAGCTGCATCGTAAAGTCTATCTTGAAAGCCTGCTTTAAAAGCATTTGTAAATTTAAAAATTTTATTTTCCATCAAAAAAATTAAAGTTGATTACAAACCTGCCTTGTCTCGGGTCTGTATGTCTTACGACAGAATGTGGAGTATTCGCAGGCATGATTAACATTCTATTTGCTTTTGATTTAATAATCTTTTTTCCCACCTTAGTGCCTCCGTCATTTGTGTTTAAATAAAATACAGCAGTGCTTGCATGTTTATAAGTGTAGTCTGTGTGCGTTTCTTCTTCTTTAACACAAGGAAAAGTTAAATTAGCTTTCACTCTAACTAAACCAACAGCATGTAGTTTTCTTAAGATTGGATCTATAATATCCATTCTATCTGTATTTACTCTAGTTTTATTTCCATCATCTATTGTATAAAAAACGTGAGTTAGTTGAGACACACCATCCCAACTATAGCTTGAACTTTTTTGATAAAACCAAGGAAAGTTTGGACTCATCATAATATCTTTAATTGCATTAAAGTTTCTCTTATCTAAAAAATTATCTATTACTTTCATTTACAAACCTAAATTTAATATTACCTGCTATCGTTTCATTATTAGAATTTTTATGTACACCATGCTTTACAAAACTTGGAAAAATTACCATCTGATTATTTCTACATTCTAATTTATACATTGATTCGAATATATTACCTACATTAAAAGATGCAATGAGATCTCTGTACGGAGATAAAAAATAAGTTTCGCTTTCCTTTACATTCTTGTAGATAATAAAACTAAAAGTAGAAAAAGGATGTATGTGAGGCTCTTGGTAATCATCTTTGTTATATTTATTAGTCCATATATTTGTTAAACCTATTTCGTAATTTCTGTACTTTCTATCTAAAGATTTTACTATACAATCCATTAAATATTTTAGTGAACTTTCTGTAAGTGTGTTTTTATGAGCGAAAGATGATACCGTTTTACTAATCCAATCTTTTGTAACCGTAATTTTTTGTTCTTTAAATTTAATTTTTTTAGCATCTATGTTGGATACAAATATTGGTGTTTCAAATAAATTACTTATCATATTAAAAATAGTTTATGTTTATAGTGCATCTTAAATTTTGATCAGTGCATGTTGTGCTGTGATGTTCATAGTAAGAATTAAAATGCAATACTCTGTTTGCTTTGCTTTCAACTTTCATATCTTCGTTTTTTAAATATGTGTATCCATCATTGTCGTTCACAAAAAACAAAGCGCTTTTACATTTAAAGTCTTGATCGGTGTGTAACCCATGTCTGACTATCTTGTGTGTTCTAGGATAAAAGTTAACCTTAATTCTTACTAAAGCTTTCACTTTTAAATAATTTAAAATTGGAGCAATAGTTTCACCAAGATCACTAAGCCATCCTTTCGGGTAAGTATAAATATCATGAATGTGATAATAACATCCTAAAGAACCATCCTCCGCAAAAGCGACTTCGTTAGCATAAAACATGGGCACACCATGACTACTAAGTAATCTATCTTGTATTTTTTTAAGTTCTCTAGTATTTAAAACGTTATCTTTTATTCTAATCATGTTAATCAAAAAATAATACAATTACGTATCTAGTATCAAAAGTAAAATCGTGCATGGCTGCGTGATGCCTGTTTCCATTATATACAACTAATCTGTTTGGATAAGCTCCTATTTGTATGTCTGGATATTTATCCCAACTGTTTTCAAAAAAAGCAGTGCCTCCATCCACTGTTTGATCGAAACAAAAAACTCCTGCGTAGCCATGAGCATCTTTGTGTGTAAGTCCATACTTTGTGTTTGTTTTTGATTTTAACAATTCACTAGTTAATATCTTACGCACAACAACAAATAATTTTTTTGGCTCTCTATCGAACGCCTTAGTTAGTGCTTTTAAAAATATAGAATAAAAAGTTTTATCCTCTGCTTCGTAACAAGGATAGGCTTGATATCTATTACCATAGAAAGTATTTTCTGGCTGGTAAGTTTCTTTGTACTTTAATTTTGTAATATTCTTTTTTACATAATTAAAATCTTTGTTATTTAAAAAATTTGGTTTTATGTAGAAACCACCATCTTTTAAATCTGATAAGTAAAATTTTGTCATCACATTTTTAAGAAACAGTTAAGTGTTAATCTACCGTCTTCTATATCCTTTCCATGATTATTTAATGACCTATGCCACAAGTTAGCGTTAAATAAAAACGCTCTGTTTTGAACAAAACCCACCGTTGTTGTTGGTTGTTTATTTTCGTCGTAGAGCACAGTGCCAGAACTTAAATTTGTTTTTGAAAGATAAATCATCAGTGTGTGAGTTGTTCCATCACCAGAATCTTTATGAACCCAGTCATCTTTATCATCTTTATCTAATCTTAAATTAACGGTTGCATCACAATATACAGTGCCTTGTCCCATTCTAAATTTTGTAAAAAACTCTTTCAATATTAAGTTATAAAGAAAAGGATTATGATCTATCAAAGCTTGGCTTCTCTTACCTGGCCATGCTTCATAATCCATTTTTGATTTTTTAAATTTCTTGTTGTATTCGGGTAAAGAATATAAAGGTATCTCTTTAAATTTATTTTCAATAAATCTAAAATTATCAAAAAAATTATCTACTATTATAGCGTCCATCTATCTCCATTTTGGTCCACCTACAAATATTGCTAGCGTCCTTCTTTCTCCTTTTGTAACGGGTTCTACTTTATGAAAAACCCATGGTCTTAGCACAATCATATTACCAGGTTCATTAAATAAATCTACCTTATGTTCTTCACCATTAAAAAAATATTTAAAATCTCCTCCCTCATATTTCTTTTGCGAAACATTTATTAAGATAGTGCTTTTAATATCCCAGTTACATGTAATATCTTGAGCATCAACGTGATAACCATAATCCGATTTATCCTTATGATCGTATACATTTAAATTAATAAAAACATTGTCGTTCATTTCAAATGTATCAAAACCAAAATCACGATTGATATGATACAAGGCTCCTTGATAACAGCCATGTAAATATTTTTTTATTTTACCCCAAGTAATTTGATATACTTTGACATTTTTTAAAAGCTTTCCATCTAAAGTTTTAGCACCTTCAGTATCAACATCGGTTCTATCATAACTAGATTCTATATGATTGTTTATCTCTTTAATTTGTTTGTTATTTAATTTATTTTTAAAAAGTATAATCATATTAAACTCACATTAAATGCTACACTAATCCTGTCCTGACTTGATCTACTTGGCTCAACTAAATGTACTAAGGTGGAGGGAAACAGTATAAGTTTATTATCCTCTGGAGTTATTCTATAATTAATCCAACCTAACGGATCATCTATGTACTTATATAGATTTGTAGGATCTGAATTCTCTGGACTATTTAGAAACAACACATCACCAGAATTCTTTTGTGCTTTAATGTACCATATTCCAGAAAACTGAACTGTGGGTCCAACGTGATTATGTGGCATATTATAATCTGCTACAAAGTTTTGATTTACCCAACAACTTTGAATTACAATTTTAAAGTCTTTAACTTTTTTAAATTGTGAAATATATTTGTGTAAAGGTTCTTTCCAACAATCTTTTATTTTAAATGGGTTTACAATTTCAGTTTGAACTCCGCCTATATTTGAAACCACACCTGTGTGTCCTAAACTTTTACATTTTTCTAAATGTTTAATAAAAATATTTTTATACTTTTTACTTTCGTACGGTGTTATGTATATGGGCGTTCGATGTATATCTATATTCATTTTATCTTTATATAATTTTTATTTACTTGATATGTTGATAAATCAAAAGCTACAGATATTCTTTCTTGAGTATCGATTTGTTTATCTGTGCAATGAGGTATACATGTTTGAAACAAAGTTAATTTTCCAACTTCATTTAAACTTTCATATTTTATAGGTTCATTGATTTGATTTTGTGGATTAACATATATTGTTTTTGTGTCTTGACATTGAACCATTAGATTACCACTAAGATAAGTATCTGGACTAGTTCCGTGTATATGTAGTTTTATTTTTTCTCCTTTACGCATAACATTAAACCAAGATTGAATCCAAAGTTCTTTTGGTATTTTAATTTTATAATATTTTAAAAACATCTCGTGTGCTTTTATTACTGCTTGTTTTATTTTATTTATCTCCTTATTTTTAAACGTAAAAATATTAAAACTATTAAATCTTGCTGTAACACTTTTTTTACCTAATCCTGTATATCCATCATTTATGACAGAGGTATTCTTTATTATTTGTTTTTCTTTTTTCAAAAGATATCTACTTAAAGATTTAAAATTAATTTCTTTTAAAACTTGTTCTGCCAACGTATATTCCCACTCAGGAGCGAAAGGTGTCTCTCTTGGTTCACTCTTAAAAAGTATGAATTGCATCTACTTTATTACAGATCTAGGCAATCCAAACGAAGGTCTTTTATCTCTAAAATGATCGGCATGCTTTCCATTTTTCTTTACATAGTGTAAAAACACTTGACTACATTCTTTCTTTTTAAACTCTTCTCTCCAATGTTGTAATTTAGTTCCTTTGTATATTAACATATCACCACATTTTAATTCTACTTTAATTTTTTTATTTTTATCTTTTAAGTATATCGGCCACATATCTCCACCCATATTAACTGTGCAAGAAATTTCACAGCTTGGTCTATCTTTATGTTTCTTCAACTCAGCTCCCGTTTCATAAATTCTTGCATAAGCATAGCAAGGAAGTAGCTTCATTTTTGTTCTTTCCTCCATTAAAGGATGTGCCATAAGAAGTAATGTTTCCATTGCATTATCACCATAAACAGAAAAATTACCTGGAGCTTGTGGGTCTTCCCAAGTTCCGAACCAGTTTTTAATATGCACAGATAAAGGTCCAAAGAAATTATCTGTGTTACGTAGAATATGCATTGCATTTCTTTTAATCTTTAAAGCGTGATTACAAAAATCCATTAACTCTACCGCAAAAGCTTGTCTTATAATTATATAGTCTTTATTTTTTAAACTCATCTAAAAGGATCTCCTGTTATCCATGCAACTAAAGAGAATCTTTCTCCCTTAGTTACTGGGGTTACTTCATGTAAAGAGAAACTAGGAAACATAATTAATGTTCCTTGATCTCTTATTGTTTCAATAGGATCTTCACCATCATATAAATGTAAATCTCCACCTTTATATTTGTTTGGATCAGATAATTGAATACTTACTGATAGTTTTCTGGTTGTACCATTCATGCCTCTATCAATATGCTTTCCATATTTTTCTCCTGGAGCTTTATAATGTGTGAATTGTAAACCCTCAGAAAAAGAGGAAATATGAAAATTATAAAAATTCTCATTTAGTTTTAAAACTGCATCTGTCATTTGTTGAAATAATTTTTCTAGATTATCTGTGTGATATAAGAATACAGTAGAAGACTTTCTAAGTTTTTTATTTAATTTACCACCTGCTCCAAAACCTACCATGGCTTGTTTCATACCTTTCTTTTTTCCAATCCTAATTATCTCTTCACACTTTTCAGGAGATAAAAAATTTTTTACATATGCAAAGGGTGGAAACGTGTCTATTCTTAATGGCCATACTTCTCTCATACTTTCTTTCTAAATTTAATATTTATTATCCGTATACTCCGTCGTGTTTTATCCATGTTTGAGTTTCTTCATCCCAAGAATACTTAGGTCCTACTGTGCCAGGGCCAGTTGCATCATCAGGGATTGGTGTTGGTGGCACCCACTCACAATTTGATTCGTTTAATGTCCATGATGGATATGGTTGTGGTGAATGAAATCCATTTAAATCTTCTCTGTAAATCCAATCTACTGCTGCTCTAGATAATTTTGGTTGACCTGGAACAATTTTAATAAATCTTGTAGTTGGCTCCTTATGGATACCTCTTAAATAAGCTTCTCCACCTTCTTGAGTTGCTCCGTTTTCTGGGTCAACCATTTCGGCGTTAACTACTATGTTATTTTCGTTTAATCTGCAAAATGTAAATGCCATGTTTTTTATTCCTTTCCTTATGGTGTAAACGTTGTACTCGCTGTAAACTGAATTATACTATAATCTCCATCCGTTGTCACGTTAGTTGCTGGTGCAGGAAATCCTGCTGGATTTAAATCAGCTGTTAACATTCTTATAAAAACTCCTCCTGATGCGCCTGGATATTTGTCTGGTCTTCCACCACAACCTCTTCCACCAAAATATGAAACAGAAGCTTTTTGATCACTCCATGGTGGTGAGTATGGACCTAAAGGCATACCACCTTGCGCTGCAGGTCTTTGACCTGTGTTTTGATTTCCGTTACCACCTGCACAATAATAAATAGATGTGCCTGTAATATTGTTGGCTTCTCCGCCTCCGCCACTTTGTTGTGTTCCAGCAGCACCTTTTCCGCCGCCATAGCCACCTCTAGAGTTTGAGTGAAATCCACCTCCTGGTCCTCCAGGGTTTCCTTGGTTAGTTGTTCCGTTACCGCCTGTTTGAGGAGGAACGTTTTGTCCTCCGCCGCCACCGCCAGATCCTCCGGGTTGTCCTGGAAAACCTCCTCGGCCTCCAGCACCTCCATAACCGCCGCCGCCAGCGCCTCCGCCAACTGCAGTTGTTAATCCCGTAAATCCTGAATCTCCACCTTGACCACCTTGGTGATAAGGTTCTGGGCCGCCACTATCTGGCCCTGGTGCTCCAACAGTTACTGTGTAATCTGTTCCTCTGTCTAACAAGAGAGATGTTCCAGAAACCATACCTCCTGCTCCTCCACCTGCGCCTACGTAGAAGCCGCCGCCTCCACCGCCGCCGGTAATTAAGTAGTCTACTGAAACAGGGCCTTTTCCTCCAGAGAAACCAAATCCTCTTACTGCCGCTGCTCCGAATGATCCTAGTATTGGCATCTTTCTATATTCCTCCTATTACGCGAACTGCGTTTGTGCTGCGAGCGCTGTAAAAGCAGCGTCCCCAGTTTTAAAAATCGTGTACGTGTAAACGTCAATCGAACTTGCATTTCCAGCTGAAGGTGCTGAACCACCTTGCCATTCTGGAGTTACTGAAGATCCATCAATAGTTACTGCATTATTGTAGTAAGGTGTTGAACCTTGAGTTACTAAGTGAGCAATTGTAATCGATTCACCTGTATCCATAATACTGTTTAACGTGTTTGAACCATCACCTCTAATGTTTAGAGTGTAGTTAGCTGCAGCGTTAGATGTAAAATATAAAACAGCTTGAGTGATTACGTCAAAGTTGACTGTACCCGTAGCTGCAGTTGCTGCTATTGTAGCTTTTTCTGTTAGCTGTTGAATCGCACCAGCGCCTAAACTTACTCTTCCTAAACCTTTTCCAGCGATACTTAAATCAACATTAGTGTCTCCACCAGTTGCAGTTACGCTTGGCGCGTTGCCTGTAGCTGCGTTTGTTACATCAATTTGGTTTACTGCTGATGCTGTTGTTTGAAATATAATTTGTTCGTTTCCATTTTCGTCTCCGATAAAGTGTGCATCATCAATTAAAATGTTGTTGTCATTAGTATCTAGATTTCCACCTAATTGAGGTGTTGTATCTTCAACAACTGATTTGATACCTGTGTTAATAGTTAAAATTTTTGGGTTAGTTCCATCGTCTGCAGAAGCAAAAACTAAGGCATCGCCTTTGTTTGTTGCAGAGAAAGTGAAAGAATCACCTGATCCAGTTATATATTTAAATTGTACTGTGTATGCACCCGACGTTGAATTTCTTAAAAAGTAAAAAGTTTGAACATCTAAAGGTATTGTTACAACTTGGTTTCCTGTAATTGTACCTGTAAACTCAATCATTCTGTGAGAAAGTTCTGCACCAGTTGATCCATCAGAAACTGCTAAATCAGTTTGTTGTGCTCCACCAGCAATTGATTTTTGAATAAATCCACCAGATATTTGTTCTAAAATTTGTAAATTGGTATTGGTTTTTGTTCCCCACGTTCCCGCGTTTTCACCGGTTGCTTGAAGTTCTACTCCTAAAGGTGTGTATGTTGAAGCCATTTTTTATCTCCTAATTTTGCTTACGCAACATCTGTATAGCTAGTATTTGAACCTGTGTCAATACTTTGATATGCCTGAATTCCAAAGCCTGATGAAGTTCCAAAAGCAGCTACATTTGACGTTGCTGATAATCCAGTTAACGCTAAATCTAAACTTGTGTCAACTGATAATGTTCCTATACTAAACGTTGCAGACAATCCAGTCAAGCCCATAATATCAGCAGGCGCTAAAGATCCTACACTAGAAGTCATGCCAAATCCATTTGGTATAATTATAGGATTTGAAGTCTCGTCCGTGGAACCTAAAGAAATAGTAGCAGAAACACCAGTTATATCATAAGCCGTTTCTATGACTACTGATCCAACAGAAGATGTTGCACCTACGCCTGTTGGAACCATTACGTCTGTTGCAATCACTGATCCAACAGAAGACGTCGCTGACTGACCAGTTAAAGTTAAAGAAACATCACCAACTATTGTAGGCGAGCCTAAACTTGATGTTCCAGAAACTCCTGTAACTCCCATTACATCCGCAGGAGATAATGAGCCGACAGAAGTTGTTGCTGATTGTCCTGTTAATAATACGTCACCTTGTATACCCCAAGCATCATCATTCCAAGCAGCTCTGCCCCAACCAGTGTTAATCTCTCCTGTCGCTGTAACTGTTCCAATGCTTGTTGTTAAACCAATACCTGTTAACTCTAAGGATGTATCACCAACTTGTCCCCATTCACCTTCGTTCCAAAATCTACCACCCCAACCTTTTTCGTTAAAAGCCTCTAAACTTCCAACGGAAGATGTCATTGATAGGCCAGTTAAAGTTAAAACAGGATTATTACTGTCGCCCCAAGATTCTGAGTTCCAAGTATTTCTACCCCAACCATTTAATGTATAAGATAAAAGACCTGCAGCATTTAAAGATGTTGTTAATCCAAGTCCTGTTAATTCAACGCCATTGTCTGTAACTGCGCCCCACTCACCATTACTCCAAGTAGTTCCACCCCAACCTTGGGCAGGCACACCCATGTTTGTCCCATCACCAACGGAAGAAGTTGCTGATTGTCCTGTAACTGAAACTGAAACAGTGTCTTGAGCACCCCAAGAGTTATAATTCCAACTTAAAAGACCCCAAGTGTTTGAAGTTGGAGTGTTTGCTTGTCCACCCATACCTGAGTGATTGGTGCAATAATAATATAAAGTTGGTGCGGAGGCTGCGACTGTAATTTGTGTGTACGCTCCAGCGCTCCCTGGCGTTCCATTTGTGGTTACACCGGTAGTATATTGAGAGCCACCGCCGTGTGTTCCATCACTGGTCGTTGAAAATCTTAAAGGGTGATTGCTATTTGAAGAATCAGACTGATCAAAAATATAAGTATAACCTTCACCTAAATTAACAGTGTCTTGTTGCACGCCATCGATAGCATATTTATTTCCAGAGCCAGTAGAAACAACTGTTACTGCAAGCGTTCGAGAATAACTACTTATGGGAGTGTTAGCTTGTCCCCCCATGCCAGAATGATTAGTGCAATAATAATATAAAGTTGGAGCGGAAGTGGCTACGGTGATTTGCGTGTACGCTCCAGAACTTCCTGGCGTTCCGTTTGTGGTTACACCTGTTGTGTATTCAGATCCACCACCATGCGAACCATCTGATGTTGTAGAAAATCTTAACGGGTGTGAACCGTTTGATGAATCGGATTGATCGAAACGATAAGTTCTACCTTCAGCTAAATAAACGGTATCTTGTTGAACACCGTTAATAAAATATTTATTACCAGAGTCGGTGCTAACAACCGTTACTGTATAAGTTCGAGCAACGGACATCCGTTAGCCTCCCTTACGCTATTCTGATGATCGCGTTTGATGCGTCTGCTGTTGGAAACTGAATTGTAAAAGTACCACTCGTTACAGTTTTGTCAGAACCAAAATCGATTGCACAAACTGCTGGATCACCTGTTGCTGAGTCGTTGAAAATTAAACATCCTCTTGCCGTGAAAGAAGCAGATGTAAAACTTGTGTCAGCAAAGTCGCAAACAGCTGTTGATGAATCTAAAGTTGGAGTAACACTTGTAAGCGCATTTCCTTTTGCAGTGTATCCAGAACCAGAAACTTCGTTAGAAGTTGTGTACGCCGTCGTACTAGCTCCTAAAGATGCTGAAGATGTGTACAATGCTAAGTTAAACGTGTTTCCACTTGATGCAGTGAAATTGTGAGTGCCTGTTAAAATTTCAGTTTTGAAACTATTACAGATTGCTGATGTTATTGCCATAATTTAACTCCTAATTTTTACGGGTTTGTTGACGGAACGGTTAACCTAACTGTGCCATCTGTGTAGTCATCTCTTCTTCTTCTGCCGATCTGCTCTACACCAAACTTGTCTACTTCTTGTTTATACTTTTGTTCGTATAATGTCAACATATCTTGTGGACCTTTTAAAAAAGCGTACGTCTCCGCTAGACAGCAGTATAATAGCCCGTTAGGGAAGTTTAGACTGATATAGTTAGTCTGATTATCAGACGCTAATGTGGCTGGCATAACATTATAATGAATCCTAAATTTATATGTAGTATCAGGCACGGGAGCAAACATCAGTCGCCCTGAAGTCGTGTCTGTATTGCCTGTAGCGGCTCCAAACATGGCATAATACTTAGGTTGTCCTCTTTTTGCTGTCTCTGTTGAGGGCACATATTCTTGTAGATATGTAACGTCCTTCTTTTCTAGATATCTATTATTACCTGTTATGGCTGAAGTTGAATCATAAACTTGCACAGCTCTGACAAATAGACATCCTGCCGGAGCATTTATTGTTTCTTGACCTGTAACCAAATTACCTTGTTGTTGCTTTCTATCAGCATCGATAGGGACATCACGCATAATTCTATATTGTGAGTTTAAGATAATATTTTCCAACTGATCAGTAGTTAAAACATTAGAATCTACTTCTGTGTAGTTTCTAATTTGTGTTACTAAAGTGTCATAACTAATTCCTGCCATTATGGTGTTAATGTTACCGGCCCTGCCGTTACAAACATTCCTCCTGCTGTTTCCGTTACAGTAGGAGTTGATCCTAATGTAAACGTGTAATTATCTGTTCCTGTTACTGTTATACTAAATCCTGATGAATTTTCAAATACAGTAAAAGCTAAACCTCCTGGAGATCCATCCACGTTTCTAAAAACAACGGTATCTGAAGTAGATCTTCCGTGACTTGGCTCTGTGACTGTAATTGTTGTGCTACCAGATGTTATATTAAAAGGATTTCCTGGTAATAAATTCTGTGTAGCTGGCTCTGTTCTATCTGGTTTTGCCATAGGTAAACCTTGAGGATCAGCGCCATGTGGCTTTGGCTGTAGTTGTGGCTGTTTTGGTTCAAACTCAGATACATGTACTCTAGAACCATTCCATTCTTTAACCATTTCTTTATATGGAAAAGCCATACCAGATCTATCTGATATAAATTTAGCGTGTTTACCTTTTGCAAAATTAGACATTTGGATAATAAGTTTTTGGGGTTATGTAAGAACTAGATGATGAGCCGTCCTCCGCTAAAGCTCTTTGTAATTCATCTTCGTATAATAGTTTCATGTTTTGAGTTAATTCTGGTTTAAATTTTTGTGATAAATAATAAGCTAAACCTGATGCCATGCATGGTACAAATCTGTACGGAACGTCTGTTGCATTAGTGTAGTCACCAACATCTTGTATTCTTTTTACATAATAGTAGTTAATAAAATTACCAGCTTCTGAAGAACCAGGTGTTAAATATAAAGTGATTGTAACTTTATCTATAAACCTCTGCACAAAATATTGTGATGGTTGACCTGTTGATGTTTTATTTGATAAAGCTTGATACGTAGATCTATTTATTTTTGTAAGAGGTGAATCAACACTTGAAGAATTTCTGTAAACAGCTTCTAATACATCGTCAACACCATATACAGCTGTAGTGCTAGAAGTGCCATCGCCTGTTGATCTAAACATTGTGTATTCTGCTTGACCACTAACTAATGTAATTGAGTTGTTTGCTACTTCCCAATAGTGAAGTCCTCTATTACCCCACTCTTGAAACATGATATTGAGAGATCTTCTTGCCTGACGTAACTGATTACCAGACACACCTTGCATACCTATTCTCTCATATGCTTCTTCGATTATCTCGTCGATAGCAAATGTTTTGTCGAACGTTGTAGTTCCTGAAGTAGTATTAGCCATTTAGTCTCCTTACTTGTCTAATATAATTGTAGCAACAGCGTTTGAAATTGCTGATACGGTCATACCGCCTTCAAACAAAATACCATCTTCTGCTAAGTTATATGCAAAGACATCTCCAGCTGGAACATCTACTTGAAACTGTGTAACAGAGTTACCGTCTTGTAAAGTTACTGAACCTGCTGATCCAGTTGAAGCTAAAATAATTCCTCTTAATCTAGTTCTCCCTGCAAAGACTGATGTAGCATCTGTTTTTCTAACTGCTTTTACGTCTGATTTCATTATCCTGTGTATCCTATCGTTACGGAAGTTGTATTAGTTAAATCTAAATACACTCCTGTTTTAAATCTTATGCCTGAGCCAGGTACAAAAACATCGCAACCTTCTGTTCCAAAACCTGTTTGAAACTCTAAAGAACCCGAAGTATCTGTTCCATCATATAATTTAACCACAGAACTAGCTACTCCAGCAGCTTGAATATAAGTCACTCTGCATGGTCCTAAATTTACAGCACCACCTGTTATAGTTTTAAATCTACCGTCTGCTGTTAACGTGGTAAATTTCTGATCGCTTGAAAATGATCCGCCACCTGACATAATTTTATCTCCTTATCTTTTGGTCTTGGTGGGTATCAAGATCAAAAAGTCTCGAAGTTTCCCACCAAGATAATTAACTATTACGCTATTGTTGCACCAACTGTTGAAGTTGCAACCCAACCAACAGTACTGTTCCAAACTAAAGTAGCTGACTCTCCTACTGCATCGAAAGTAATTGTGCTTCCGTTTGCAAAAGTAGTTGGAGTTAAAGTTCCATCTCCACCGTCAACAATCATGTTAATGATTTTAATTTGACCTGAAGTTGAACCATCCGCTAAAGTTAATGCATCAGCTCCAGTCGTAGTTATTTCAGTTATTAGGTTAGTTAGATCAACTGCACCTGCTCCTGATAAAGACTGAACACCACCTCTAATACCTTTGTCGTAAGCTGCATTAGATGTGATAGCACCAGTTGTTGCGTTTTTTGTTATTTGTTCAAAACCGTTTTCCGATCGGACCGGTCCTGAAAATGTTGTATTTGCCATAATTATATCCTCCTAGTTTCCGAACATAGTCTCTAGGCCGTCGACTATA